TCCATGGTTGCCAACTTCATCGATGTTGCTGCACGCGACCTAGCAGAAGTTCTAGCACCACTGCCATCATTTAACTGTTCAACAGTATCCGTTGCTAACGCTAAGGCTCGCGCCTTTGCTGATAAGCGCGGCATGATTGCTAACAACTACGTATTTAATTCACGTCTACAGTCACAGATGTACTGGGGTGCTGACTGGTACTTCTCCTACGGATTCCTTCCTATTCACGTAGAACCAGACTTTGAAGATAACCTTCCTCGTATTCGAGTTGAAGATCCTATGGGTTCTTACCCAGAGTATGATCGCTTTGGGCGATGCGTAGCATACGCCAAGCGTTACATGAAAACAGTACACGAACTTGCTAACGAGTTCCCAGAACACGCTCCTGCGCTTCTTGGTCGTCTAGGTTATGACCGAGATAACAACATGGATGTTGAACTTATTAAGTACATGGACAAAGATCAGACTGTCCTGTATGTACCTTCACGCAGTAACTTAGTTTTGAGCCGTATCAAGAACCCACTGGGTAAAATGACTGTGCGTATCGCACGTCGCCCTGGAATTGATGATGAGTCTCGCGGACAATTTGACGATGTTATCTATGTACAGATGGCTCGTGCTCGTTTTGCAAATCTTGCTATGGAAGCGGCTGAAAAGTCAATCCAAGCACCATTCGTCGTACCTAGCGATGTAATTGATTTGCCTATGGGGCCTGATGCGATTATTCGCACATCCCAACCACAAGGTGTCGGGTAGAACTGGAAACATTGACGCCAGTATTATTACTGGTCAAGGTGTCCAGGCGCTACTTGGTGCTTTCGACTCTCAGATCAAGGCTGGTCAAACCATTCTTGCTGAGGTGTTCGAGGACATTATCAAGTTGTGCTTCGAAGTAGATGAGATGCTATTCGATGAAGATAAGAGTGTTAGAGGAACAGCGCAAGGTACGCCGTACGAGTTAAAGTACAAGCCAAGCAAAGATATCAACGGAGATACTTCTATTGAAGTCCGTTATGGTTTGATGGCTGGATTAGACCCTTCCCGCGCCCTAATATTCTCTCTCCAAGCACTAGGTGCTGAATTAGTATCAAAGGACTTCATCCGTCGTGAACTTCCATGGAGCGTTAACGTAACACTGGAAGAACAACGAATTGAAATCGAAAAGATGCGCGATAATCTTACTGCGTCTATCACAGCAACTGCACAAGCAATTCCTGCGATGGTCGCACAGGGACAAGATCCATCTGCGCTAATCCGTAATATTGCCGACGTTATTGAACGTCGTCGCAAGGGGGAAAACATAGAGGATGCTGCCTTGGCAGTGTTCACGCCTCCACAGCCTGAACAACCAGCGCAGCCAGAGATGGCTCCACCAGGCACACAAGGCCCAGTAGAGCAGGCGCCCCCGTCCCCAGCCACTCCTGGACAACCTTCTGGTGGGGCCTCTCCACAACAAGCACCACCACAGGATTTAGCAAGCATTCTAGCAACGATGGGATAATATGATGGCAAATCGTAAGAAAGTCATTGACTTAGATACTTACTCTGCCATGGACGCCTATGCGATTGCTTTGAACGAGTGGTACAAGTCTTTACGCCGTGCAGGTTTTTCACTTGATATGGCCTATTGGATGATACTAGATAAAGAGTCTTTCCCTTCGTGGATACTCCCAGTTAAACCGCTAGAAAAAATTAGCGATGAACCCTATGAAGATGATGATGAGGACTAATACATGGCAATTCAGCAAAAAGTATCAGGCATGGGGAAGAACTCATTACGCACAGATCGCAACGTCGTAGAACGTACACAGCGCGCACAACGCGGTGCTAGAATTGAAAATGCATCTGGTGGTTCATACAATGAACGTAAAACTAATAAAGAATTAGCGCAGGGTTCTGCCACAGCACCTACAGCAAGCAGCGTAACTGGACAACAAGAATATGTTAATCCAATTAAGGCTATTCCTGCAACTGCATATTCAGCCACACAGGTGCCATTGTCTCAGTCTGCTCCTGGTGGGCCTGGAGAAAACACAGGTATGGCAGAACCAGTAGATGCTATTGATCCTGGTTCAGTTATGGCTCGCGCTTTGCTTGCAGCAAATCCAAACTCTAGTCAACTAATTGCAATCGTAGAAGCCTATAACGAATTGGGCATTTAATGGCAGAGAAATTAGACGTATACAAGCAACTTTACTCTAAATCATCTCTACAAGAGACAAGAAACCGCATGGTTTCTATGGAATTGGGTTCTTTAACACCTGATAAGTTTGATAATTTTACTAAGATTGCTAACAAGTACCCAAATATCAGCAAAGACTTGATTACATCTATGGTAAAACAGGGTCTAACTGCTGATACTCCTGGTATTGGAACCATTGTTTCCGTAGACGGTATTACAAAACTTAAAAACGACATGATGAATGTCGATAGAATTAAGAAAACTGTAGCATCTGACCGTGGAATTGTTGGTCAAATTGGAAACGTATTAACAAATACAATCTACGATCCTTTTAAGGCTACCACTCGCGTAGGTTTTGCTGGACTTCGTTCTATTTATGACTTAGCAACCGTTACTGCTCGTAATATTTCAACTGGAAACATGGATGCTTTCAAAGATCCAATGAATGCTTTTAAGAGTACAACCATTGGCGCACTTGTAAGCGACGTTGTTGACGGTGGCGGAGTAGATACAGGTTCTGGATTCTTCATTGATCCTAAATCTAAGGTCGGTAAAGATCAAGCCAAGGCTATGCAAGCCTATGGCAAGATCGCTGGAGACTCATTTACTATTGGTCGTTGGGCTGCTAAGAGCATGGCTCAAGATCCTGATACAACTGCATACAAGATCATGTCTGGCACGATTGATGCTGTCCTCAACATCGGATTAGATCCTACTGTATGGATTGGGCCTGGCTCAGTAGGTAAGATTATTCAAGGCGGTAAGAAAGCCTCAGAGTTAAAACTTGCTGCTGAACCATTTACAGAGGCTGCACAGAAGGCTGCACTTGCTGAGAAGCAAGCAGCGCTACGCGCAGAACGCAAAGAACTTTACAAACTTGGTAAAAAAGAAACCGCTAAGCAATACAAGCGTATTGATACCAGCCTTCATAAAACAGCCATGGAAATTGCTGAGTTGGAAAAGAAGTCTAATAAGACTCTTGTAAGCACAGTAAAAGAACTCCTTAACACAGAGCAAACCATTATGTTCCCAGGTGGCGATGCGGTTGCTGATGATATTGCAAGTCAAACTTTATCTGTTCCTGCAGTGGCTAACTGGTTTAGCACACATGAGAAGGTACGCAGCGGTGAATTAACTCGCGCTATCGACGCACTTGCTGCAGAGTCAAAGAACACTGGCGGTTTCTTTAGAGGCAACATATTCCTAGATGAAGTACCAGAAGCAGGTAAGATATCTGTAGGTGCTCAAGAGCAGTTTGAGTATGTAATCACTGCTAGAGGCGATCAGAAGTTCAACCTTCTTGACTTGGCTGATAACTTTGCCAAGGCAACCCCTAAGCAAGTTGCAGAAGAAGCAAAGAAGCGCGCTAAGTTAATTGATGCAATTCGTGGTCTGTCTAAAAAGACTGATGATACTACTCAGATGCAGATATTCCAGGAACTCAGCACTAAGTTAGATCAGCAAACTGCAAACCTAGAAGGTTTCCATGGAACACTATTTGCCGTTGGCGATGAACTTGTTCAAGCAGAGTCACTAGGATCACTTATTGGTCAGGTTGCTAAGTACAAGAACCCAGAAGCGATGTATGCAATTCGCAAAGCCATTGAAGGCATCTGGAAGGTTGACGGATTTACTAACATTCGCTCTATCTATGGAGAAACTGGTGGTGTAGTAATCACCAATAACTCAAAGATCGGTGCAAAGGGTGCAGAGATTGCCGTTGCTGCAGCAGAAGTTGCAGACCCAACTAACCTTGGCCCTAATCTTGCTAAACTTCTATCCTCAATCAAGGGTAAAGAAGAAGTAATTGCTCGTCGTCAGTATGAACTTGAAGATGCGATACTAAAAGGCAACGATCTATCGAAGCGCTACGCGTAGAAGCAGGGCTAGTTGATGGCTTCTCTGGCAACGTAACTAAAGATTTTGATAAGCACCTCAAGTTCCTACTTGGTAAGCGCTTTGAAGTTGTAGCAGAAGTAGTTGCTAAAGAAACAGATCCTGTACGAGTCCACAACCTATTTGGTGGCAAGTTGGATCTTGAACTAACTCAGGCTTTGACTAACGCTGATAACACAGAAGATGTGCTAAGAGTTCTCTTGAATCACGTCGGTGGCGAGACTATGGATCCACGCACTGTGCGTGATGCGGTCTCAACTGGTTTGAAACTACAAGCATCTCCAATGGCGCGTCTGGTAGATCCAGCAAACCTAAAGGTAGTTAAATTTGTAGAAAAAGTTGACCGTGTATTCGGACGTCAATATGTTCGTGGTTCAGTATTAAGCCTAGGTAATGGAACAGAACTTCTCAATGGCCAACGCGACATATTTAAGGCTACCACTAATCAAGAACGTGGTGCTGCTGTAGTTAATGGCGTAGATAAGATCGTAGATGCTATTGGAACAGACCTAGCCCTAGACGCTAAATTAATTGATGATCTTAAAAAGGTTACTAAGATAAGCGGTAAAGAGCGTGCTCTTCAAAATGCTTACAGCCTAGATAAAGCCCTCAACGGTTCTAACCCACATCCATTACTGTAACCAATGGCGAATCAGTTGCTATTGATAAAGCACTTATGGAGTGGCAAGCAGTACAAGACTTTATATTCCTTCCAGACACCAGAGCAATCTACAAGTCTGTAGGAAACTACAAAGCCAACGCTGTAATAAGCAAGGCTCGTGCTGGCAAGGTGCTACTTGAAGAGTTTGGTGACTTCTGGCGTACCGCTCAGTTGGTTGGCCGTTTTGCTTATGTAACACGCAATATTGCAGAAATGCAAATGCGTCAGATGCTATCTGGTCACAACAGTTTATTTACCAACCCACTTGGGTTTATCTCTACAGTAGTAGCGAACCCAGAGGGTAATGGATTTACAAAGTTCATGTCTAAGTATGCTAAGTTCCAATATGATGCATCTGGTAATGCATTTAAGACTAAGCAGGCAGAAGCAGACCTAGGCGATGCTGCAATTAATTTCCGCTCTTGGTGGAGTAGACTTAATTCTGCTGGAGATATTCGCTCTAACAGACGCTCTCAGATATTTAATCAATTTAAGGTTGTTGGCAGTGACCACCCAGAGTTCTCAGAAGGTCTGGCTTACACTGTAAATAACTTCGTATCAGATAAGTTCATGTCTGCAATTATCAGACTAAAAGACTCATCACCAGAGATGCAACGCTCATGGTTAGAGGGTCTTGTTAAGGATTTCGATAATAAAGATAATCCTCTAAGAAACTTTACTGCTAGCATATTCAAGACTAACCCTGGATTGCGCCAGATTTACCTAAAGGATATCTCTGAAGCAGGGCCTGGAGTTGCTAAAGATAACTTGAATATAGACGATATTCTTATTCATTTGTTTGATAGCAGCCAAGGAGATACAGTTATTAGCCAGATTAACGCCGTTGCCGGCACTGGCCCTAAGTCAAACATGATCTTTGATCTAATCCGTGATGGAGAAATAACCGTAACTCGCGGTAACAAGTTAGTTAAGATTAAGGCTCCATACTCAACAGGTGGTAAAACTGTTGCAGAACTTAATGTTCTTGAAAAAGACTTTATTAAGAAGATGGCTGATGAGTTTAAGCCAGAGGATCTAACAGGATCTACTGTATTTGTTAAAAATCAAGAAGTTGTCTTTGGTCAGATGGACAAGACATTCACACAGTTAGTTGATAAGTTCTTCGAACTAGCCGCCTATGCTGAGTCTAAGTTAAACTTCGGCCCAGAGTTCCAGATGGCTTATTGGGACTTTGCTGCTGGATACGCACCACTTCTAAAGACAGAAGATTTGATCCAGTTCCGCGCTAATGCAATTAAGTCACTTTCTCCTATCAACAAAAATGGTAAGAAGATATTTGGCCGCAGAAGCCCAGTGCTTCGTGAGATCAACAAAGAGATCGCAAAGCGCCAGAAGAACCCTTCCTATGTTGGTGGAACTGCAAGCATAAAGACTATTGATACTATGGCTGCTCGTGAAGCAAGCAAGTATGTTAAGAACCTATTCTATGATGCAGGCAGACAGAATCAAACTGCTAACGCTGTACGCTTAATCTTCCCGTTTGCTCAGGCACATTACAACACGCTAACCAAGTGGGCTGAACTATCTAAGAACCCAACGCCTGCAATTAAGTTTGCTAAAGCATTCGATGCTTTGAATAAAGAAGGCTCAAACGTTCTTTATGATATCAGTGGCGTAACTTATGATCCAGAACAGGGTTTCTTCTATCAAGACACTCCTAATGGCCCTAAGAAGTTTAAGACACCATTTGCAGGAACAGTACTTGGTGCTATGGCTAGTATGACTTCTGGAGTTGAAGGCGCTAGTCAAGCACTGCAGATGACTTCTCCAGTTCAGTCACTTAACTTAGCGTTTGGTCAAGTTAACCCAGGACTTCCTGGTATCGGCCCAGTAGCACAAGGATTATTTGCTGCTACAGGACGATCTACAGCATTTGGCCCTGCTAACGATATCTTGCGAGACATCATTACACCATTTGGTGCGCCAAAGGGTGCAGGAGACTTTGTATTCCCTGCATGGCTCAAAAAGACTATCGCATATCGCATGGGTGATGAAGCAACTGTACAGCGCGGAGTAAAAGATTGGGCTGCATATCTTGCCTCAACTGGCAACTATGGAGAGAATCCAATGGCTAGCGATGCTGAAAGAAACCGCTTGTTTAAGGATGCGGAATCACTATCACGCGAAGTTGGCTTCTTTGGTGCTCTATTCCAGAGCATCTCAGCAGCAACTCCACAAGATGAAGTGCTTGCAAAAATTAAAAGCCCTGATAACAAGTTAAACTTTATGACAATGACTATGCTTTACGATCATTGGCAGAGAATTACAGACGATAATCCTGGTGATTATGGCAAGGCTGTATCGCTATTTGCTGATACTTATGGCATCGAGAACCTGCTTGTAACCCTTGGTGGAACTACACCAGGAGTTAGAGGAACAGAAGATGCTTGGACTTGGTTGAATAACAACCCAGAGTCAGTGGCTAAGTACGCTAAGGCTCCTGGAGATATCATTCCATACTTCTTCCCTGGTGGAGAATACTCTCTAAAGTATTACAACTGGCAGAAGCGTAGCGGTGCTCGTCGTGCATTATCAACGACTGAGTTGGCAAATGAGGCTGAGTCTCGCGTGTACACCATGATGAAGAGCCAGATAGCCAATGAACAGATTGCTAATGGCTATGGCGATATCTGGTATACAGAGCAGATTGCTAAACTGGATAGAACCTTTGGCGGATCTAAGCCAGCGTCTACTATCACAACAGGTGCTGTTCTTGAAAAGATCGCTTCTGTTAAGAACGCGCTAGAAGATCCAGCGTTTAGACAGTCTCCAGTATATAAGGAAACTTCTGAGTTCTACTCAAAGTATAGCGAATTCCAGGACATTCTTAATAAAGCAAAGGTATCTAACTATGCAGAACTCACCTCAAAGGGTGGTCTTGCTACTTTGATGCGTAACGAATTGCGATCTTTAGCAGAGGAACTAATGCTACGAAATCAATCATTTAGCCGTATGTACTACGGCGTATTCGCAGGACAACTGGAGGACTAAAGTGGCGGCAAAAGACATCCCTAAAAACGCATACATCTCGTCCTCTACATTCTCAAGCATTACTTCTTTAGCAGCATCACAGGCTGCCTCAAAGGTTCCTGGCAACATCTACGCATCAACTAACAATCTTTTAGCGTATGCAAGCACTACAGATCCTGCTGCAAAGGCTCTTGCTCTACAGAATATCCGTCGTGAGATGAGTATTCCTAACAGCGGCCCTGGTGGTCAAGGCACTCAATACGAATATCTGCAGACACTTCTCCGCTCTACTGGTTTCGTTAAGGATAAGAAAACTCCTATTGGAGTAGTTGGCCCACAGGATGCTGCTGGTCTAGACAAGATTATTTCATTGGCTGTAGCCAATAACACTGACCCAGTAACCCTGCTAGAACTCTTTAAGAGAAGCGGTGTTGGCGGAGATGGTGCTGTTAAGCAGCAAGATACTACTGCCAAGTACAACAAGGCAGTATCTACTGCGCTACAGTACAAGGATATCACTGACGCTAAGCAGGCATACAATGATGCCCACTTCCAAGCATACGGATACTTTCCTCAAGAGTCAAGTTTTGGAAACTTCCAGACCGCTTGGAACGCAGAAGTAAAGCGTCAGAAGGCTACAACCACTACAAGTACTAAGACTACTTACCGCCCTGTTATTGATCCTAAGACAGGTAAGCAGACTGTTAATAAGGCTGGACAACTACAGTACGAAACTATCAACACTGGCACTACTACTACTTCTGGTGAAGGATTTACCGCAGAAGAACAGCAGTCATTCTTGGCAGACTATATTAGTCAGAACTTCCCTGATGTAACTCTAAGTGGTAAGGAACTAGGCGGAGCAGCCAAGGTTCTATATGACTCTATTGCTGAGGCACACTCTAAGAACTTCGATACAGTTCCTGATCTATCTACAGTTGCCCCAATTATTAAAGACGCTATTGGTGCAAGCAACGCCAACCAAAGCGCAGAGATGCTAACTCAGTACCGCAACGGTATCCGCGACAAGATGGGTACTAAGTACATGAGCATCGCTGAGAGCCTAAAGGCTGGCAAAGACGCAGCAGATGTACTAAATCCTTTGATGGACTCATTAAGTGTTGCGCTAGAAACTAAAGTTGGAATTACAGATCCACTACTCATTAAACTTGCAAACTATAAAGATGAGAAGGGCATATATCGCCTTCCAAACGAGTTTGAAATTAATCAGGCGGTTATCTCTGACTCACGTTATGGAACAACATCCCGAGCAATTAACGAAGGTGTGAACACTATGCAATCCCTTCGTAGTAAGTTAGGACGATAATGGCTAGACCTAGACCAGAAACTGGCTCAACCCAAGTTAAGCAACAGACTCCTGCTGCTGTCGATCCTTCGGTAACAGAGGCTAAAGCCGCTATTGCGGAAGCACGTGCTGCTGCCACTGCATCTGCGGCTGCTGCTGGTGGAAAAATTGTTGACGGTAAGTATACGCCACCTGTTAAGCCTGCTGCAGTTCCTGCTAGTAGCCGTACAGTATTTGATATTGTTGATAACAATGACGGCACCAAGACTATTGTTTATAGCAACGGCGACAAAGAAATAATTGGCAATAAGACCGATACTACTGAAGCAAAGCCAACTACAAACATTGATGTCTTGAAGGCTGGTCTTAGGGGACTTGGATTTTCTGCTGGCGTAATTGATGCTTCTACAGGTTTCTTGAATAGCCTTCTTGCAGAAGGTCTTGATTACGATAACGCTACAGATATCTTTTTGAACAACCAAGAGTACACACTCAAAAATGGCACTAAGATGAAGTCTCCGTTCTATGCAGAATATGGATACCTCAATGAGGTGCTGGCATCTCCTAAGCCTCCTAGCGAACTATACAACGCAGTTGAAGGCTACAAGATTGTCCAGCAGCGCTTTAACCTAGATAAGAAGTTCACAACTCCTGAGTATCTAAAAGAACTTGTTAAGAATAACGTAGATGTTCAGACATTTAGTGAGCGCGCAAATATTGCTCGCCTTGCTGCAATCAATGCAGATCCAGCAAAAGTCCAAGCCTTAATTAAACTTGGAAATATCAAAGAC